TTACTGATTGGGAAGTAAATTGTCCCGATGTAATCACAGGTTGGAATACTAAATTCTTTGACATACCATATCTGTATAATCGTTTCAACCGTATTCTCGGTGAAGAGATGACTAAAAAGTTATCACCGTGGGGAATACTATCAGCTAGAACAAAGGTGTTGAGAGGTCGTCAACAAACCTTCTATGATATTTCTGGTATCGCTTCTCTTGATTACATAGAACTATACAAGTGGTATGCGCCCGGTGGTAAGTCACAAGAATCATATCGCCTCGACAATATTGCAAATGTAGAACTTGGTGAAAGTAAAATTTCTTACGATGAGTTTGACAATCTGCATCAACTGTACAAACTCAATTATCAAAAGTTTATTGATTACAATATCAAAGATGTGGAATTGATTGTCAAACTTGAGAGTAAGTTGAAGTTACTTGAATTGGCTCTGACTCTCGCCTATGATACAAAATGTAATTATGAAGATGTGTTTGCACAGACAAGAATGTGGGATTCTCTGATCTATTCTTATTTGTTTGAAAAAAAGATTGTTGTACCACCAAAAATGATCAAAGAAAAGACAGAGGCCTTTGAAGGTGCCTATGTCAAAGAACCTCAAGTTGGTAAACATGATTGGGTTGCATCGTTTGATTTGAACTCTCTGTACCCACACCTTTTGATACAATACAATATCTCACCAGAAACTATCGTGGAACCACAGGATTACACGCCAGAGATGCGAGAAGTAATTGCACAAGGTGTGACCGTAGAAAAGTTGCTTGATCGCAAGGTGAACTTGAGCAGGATTTCAAATGTAACAATAACACCAAATGGGCAATTCTTCCGGACTGACAAACGAGGTTTTATACCAACGATGATGGAAGAAATGTATGAAGATCGAAAAAAATTCAAAAAGTTGATGATCAAATCACAACAAGATTATCAAGTTGAAACCGATTCAACAAAGAAAAAAGAACTTGAAAATCTCATTGCGAGATACAATAATCTTCAGCTGGCGAAAAAAGTTTCTTTGAATTCTGCCTACGGTGCAATGGGTTCGCAATACTTTAGGTTCTATGATCTACGAATGGCTCTTGGTGTCACAAGTGCAGGTCAGTTATCAATTCGTTGGATTGAAGAAAAAATCAATCTCTATATGAATAAGATACTGAAAACTGAGAATATAGATTATGTTATTGCGTCTGATACTGATTCGATTTATCTTCGCCTTGGTGAATTAGTGAACTCTGTGTTCAAAGAAATTGATACACTAAAGATTATTGACTTCATGGATAAAGTTTGTGAAGACAAGATTCAACCATACATTGATAAATCTTATGAAGAACTTGCTGAGTATGTTCATGCCTATGCACAGAAGATGATTATGAAACGAGAGGGTCTTTCTGACAAAGGTTTATGGACTGCTAAGAAACGATATATTCTCAATGTCTACAATAACGAAGGTGTTGTTTACAAAGAACCAAAACTCAAAGTAATGGGTCTTGAAATGATCAAATCATCAACACCATCGGCAATTCGTGAAAAGATGAGAACGGTTACCAAAGTGATGTTGACAGGCACAGAGTCAGATGTGCAAGACTTCATTGCACAATTCAAAGAAGAATTCAAATCATTACCACCAGAAGAAATTTCTTTTCCAAGAGGTTTGAATGGCCTGTTCACATACGCTGATCCGGTTTCATTGTATAAGAAAGGCACACCGATTCATGTCAAAGGCGCCATTCTTTACAATCATTTTTTGAAACAACATGAACTCACAAATAAATATCCTCTCATTCAAGAAGGCGAAAAACTAAAGTTCACCTATCTCAAGATGCCGAATCCTTTCAAAGATATGGTCATTTCATATCCTGGTCGTATACCAAAAGAATTCAATTTGAATGAGTATATTGATTATGACACACAGTTTGAAAAAGCGTTTCTAGAACCTGTCAAAGTCATACTTGATTGTATGGGTTGGCAGGCCGAAAAAAGAAGTACACTCGATAGTTTCTTCTCATGATTCAGGCATTACTACCATTTCTTACAGCGATTGCTTTATCGACCATCGCTGCATTTTACTCGGTCATTGGCCTTGCACAAATCTTTCCTGGTTCGTTCTGGCCAATTGTTATCATGGGTACAGTTCTTGAGGTTGCGAAACTTGTAACAGTTTCTTGGTTATATAACAATTGGAATGTTACAATGCGTGCCATGCGTTATTACTTTGTCATTGCAATTGTATTTCTCATGTTGATTACTTCGATGGGTATTTTTGGTTTTCTTTCAAGAGCTCACATAGAATCAAACATTGTTGTTGGTGGCAACTCTGTTCAAATTCAAATCATTGAACAGCAAGAAAAGATTTCTAAAGAACGCCTTGCATATCTTCTAAAGAAAGCAGGTGATGATCCAGATAGAATCGCAAGAACCACAGATCGTGCAATTCAAGAAACACAAGCAGAACTAAAAAGATTATCGGAAGAAAAACTACCTTTACTCAAAGAAGAAAACAAACTGCTTGCTGAAGTTGGTCCAATCAAATACATTGCCGAAGCACTTTATGGCAAAGAAGATCCAGATTTCATAGATAAAGCAGTAAGAGTTGTGATTCTTATAATCATTGTTGTTTTTGATCCACTTGCAATTCTGTTGCTCATTGCGGCAAATCAAAGTTACCGCAGAATAAAAGAAGAAGAAAAACCAGAAGAAGAAGAACCTAGAAAAAAGGCAAATAGAAAACGAAAGGTTGACAATCAGCCCGTAGTTAGTGTAGAATCATTTGTTGATAATAAACATCAACTTATACCCAAAGATAAAATTACTAACCTTGATGGAGGTTCCTTCTAATGAGTTTGCTTGATAAACTGAAGAAAAACACGACAATCAAAGATTCTGCTATTCTTTCAAAGTCAAAGTTTTTCACAGATAAAGATGTAATACCGACTGATGTGCCGATGATCAATGTGGCACTTTCTGGTCGTCTTGATGGTGGTCTTGTACCAGGTCTTACGATGCTGGCTGGCCCATCGAAACATTTCAAAACAGCATTTGCTTTGCTGATGGCTTCTGCCTATCAGAAAAAGTATCCTGATGCAGCCATTCTATTTTATGATTCAGAGTTTGGTACACCACAGAAATACTTTCAGACATTCAACATTGACATGGATCGTGTTCTTCATACACCGATTACTGATGTTGAACAATTGAAACATGATATCGTCAATCAGTTATTATCAATTGAAAAGAATGACAAAGTAATTATTGTTCTTGATTCAATTGGTAATCTGGCTTCTCGTAAAGAAGTTGATGATGCAACCGAAGGTAAAACTGTTGCAGACATGTCAAGAGCAAAACAAATCAAATCACTCTTTCGTATGGTAACACCACATCTTACAATCAAAGATATACCTATGGTTGTTGTGAATCACACCTATAAAGAGATTGGTATGTTTCCAAAAGATATTGTTGGTGGTGGTACAGGCTCATACTATTCTGCCGACACAATTTGGATTCTTGGTCGTCAACAAGATAAAGATGGCACAGAGATCAAAGGGTATAATTTTATCATCAATGTAGAAAAGTCTCGTTATGTCAAAGAGAAATCAAAAATACCAATTCTTGTTTCTTTTGAAGGTGGCATCAACAAATGGTCTGGTCTATTAGATATTGCTCTTGAAGCTAACTTTGTATCGAAACCGTCACCTGGTTGGTATGCAAAGGTCGATCAGAATACAGGTGAAGTTGGCGACAAGGTAAGAATTGCTGACACTCAAAAGAAAGAGTTTTGGCAAGACATTCTAACAAGTGAGAAATTCCAAAACTATATTCAACAAAGGTATCAGATTGCGTATGGCGACATTATGGGAGAAACTTCAGTTCTGGAAGAAACAGAAGCCGAAGTATAAATTTCAATACAGAGAAGGTGATACTACTTGGGTTGAGATTACATCAGGTGCCTATACTGGTGTAATCTTTTCTTATGGTATGGTCAAATTTGTACCAGAATCCATCGTAGCAAAACTTGAATTTACCTACAACATTCTACATTCAGGTGAACATGACCGTGATAACTTGCAAAATGACGCAGAGTTTGTTACAGTTATGGGTGACATCCTTACAGAGATAATTATTGAAAATGAACCGACTAGAACAAACAATACTGAAGAACCTGATTTATAATGAAGAATATACTCGCAAAGTATTACCATTTATTCAGTCAGATTATTTTTCAGACAACACCGAAAAGGTAGTATTCAAAGAGATATTTGAATTTGTCAACAAGTATAAGAATCTACCAACACATGAAGCACTTGTCATCAACTTCACCGAAAGTAAAACTCTAACTGAACCTCAAGTTCGGTCATCGATTGAACTTCTCAATGAATTCAAACAAAACAAAGATGAAACAGTTGATCTATCTTGGTTGACAGAAAACACCGAGAAGTTTTGCCAAGACAAGGCCATCTACAATGCCATTATGGAATCGGTTCAGATTCTTGATGACAAGGCCGAGAAAAAAAGTAAAGGTGAGATACCAAAACTTCTAAGTGATGCGCTTGGTGTTTCATTTGACAGTAACATTGGTCACGATTACATCAATGATTTTGATTCACGATATGAATTCTATCATCGTGTAGAATCTCGTATTCGTTTTGACCTTGATATATTCAATAAAATTACAAAAGGTGGTCTGCCAACAAAGACCTTGAACATTGCACTTGCTGGTACTGGTGTTGGTAAATCTTTGTTTATGTGTCATGTGGCCGCAGGTTGTTTATCACAAGGTCACAATGTTTTGTATATCACTCTTGAAATGGCAGAAGAAAAGATTGCAGAGAGAATCGATGCGAATCTACTGAACATTGATATCAATGAACTACAAACAATTTCAAAGCCAGATTATGAAAGAAAGTTTGAAGCACTCAAAAGTAAAACACAAGGTAAACTAATTATCAAAGAATACCCAACTGCTGCGGCTTCGACTTTACATTTTCGTGCTTTGTTGAGTGAACTTGCATTGAAGAAGAACTTTCGACCAGACATTATCTTTGTTGACTATCTAAACATCTGTGCCTCTGCAAGAATCAAGGCAGGCGGTAATGTGAACTCATACACCTATGTCAAGGCGATTGCAGAAGAACTTCGTGGTCTTGCTGTTGAATTCAATCTGCCTGTGGTTTCTGCAACACAAACAACAAGGTCTGGTTTTACAAACTCTGACCCAGGTCTTGAAGATACATCAGAAAGTTTTGGTCTGCCTGCAACTGCTGACTTTATGTTTGCACTTGTTACGAATGAAGACCTAGAGGCTCTGAATCAGATTCTTGTCAAACAATTGAAGAATCGATATTCTGACCCATCTTACTTCAAACGATTTGTGGTTGGTATTGACAAACCAAAAATGAGATTGTATGATACAGAACAGTCAGCACAAGATGACATTCTTGATTCTGGTCAAGAGAATATACCAGACAAACCTCTGAACACATTTGGTAATCGTGAAAGTAAATTCAATCGCAACTTCTCTGGCTTGAAAGTATGAATCTAAACAAAGAACAAGCCTTGCATTGTGCCAAGGCATTCTCTGATTACTTTGATCGTTTTCAGAGAATTGATGATTACATTCGTG